GCCAGTATTTCGATGGAGTAATCCTAGACGAGATTGGTGACCAGAATCCTAAGATTTGGACAGACATAGTAAGACCTGCACTAGCTGACAGGAAAGGCTGGTGCTTGTTCATTGGTACGCCAAAGGGCCACAATCACTTCAAAGAACTGCGAGACAGGGCAGAAAAGGAAGAAGGATGGGGTTTGCTAGAGTTCAAAGCCTCAGAGACAGGTGTAGTGGATGAGGTAGAACTAAAGGCTGCTAAGAATGAAATGGGGCAAGACAAGTATTTGCAGGAATTTGAGTGCTCATTCGATGCAAGCGTTGAGGGGTCATATTATGGAACACTACTTCAAGAGATAGAGCAAAAGAAGCATATGCAAGAGATTCCCAGAGAGGAACTAAGCAGAACTTTTACTGCTTGGGACTTGGGAATGGGTGACTCTACGTCTATCTGGGTGGCTCAGTTGGTGGGTACTGAGGTTAGATTATTGGACTACTACGAGAATCACGGAGTTGGTTTAGACCACTACGTTAAGTGGATTAAGGACAATGACTATCTCAAAGCAGAGCATATTCTGCCCCATGACGTTAGGGTCAGGGAACTTGGGACAGGTAAGAGCCGAATGGAAATGCTTGAGGAGGCTGGACTAGAAGTCAAGATTGCACCCAGAATGGGACTAGATGATGGCATCCAAGCGGTAAGAAGATTGTTGCCAAGGTGCTGGTTTAATGTTCCTAAGGTGCAAACAGGACTGAACTGCCTGAGAAACTATCGCAGAGATTACGATGAGAAGCGTAAGATATTCTATGAAAGACCACTACACGATTGGTCAAGTCATGGCTCTGATTCGTTCCGTTACTTAGCCCTTGGATTGGATGAAGGACATTCAACATGGTCTAAGCCGATTAACCAAACTCCGAAATGGATTGTCTGATGTATGTACAAATGCAGGGTGTAAATTTAGCACCTAAAGTAAAAGAACTTGAATTACGTCTTGAAATGCTCGAAAATATGGTAAATGAGTTAAAATTGGACAAACCCCGAATGGGTCGCCCTCCAAAGGACAAACATGGAACAGAACGAACTGAAGTCAATACTACAGTCAGAGATTGATGATGCAATTGGCTTTATTGAAAGTGAAACTGTTGAACAACGCAAACAGGCTCTGGAGGCTTATCTACGACAGCCATATGGTAATGAAGTTGAGGGTAAGTCTCAAATCGTTACTGGAGAAGTGGCAGAAGCGATAGATGGTGCGCTACCTAGCTTAGTTCGTATCTTTACAGGCTCAGACAATATCGTAGTCTTTGAGCCACAAGGCCCAAGGGATGAAGCCTCTGCCAAGCAAGCTACTGATTACTGCAATTGGGTTTTCAATCGTGATAACGCTGGTGTAGCCATTCTGCATGATTGGTTCAAAGATGCCCTGATGCAGAAGAATGGCATCGTTAAGGCTTATTGGGAAAACAAAGAAGACATTACTAAAGAGCGTTACTTTGACTTGTCTGATGACGAGTTAGCAATGCTGATGAGTGATGAGACTATGGAGATTGTCGAGCAAGATACGACAGAACTTCCTATCATTGACCCAATGGGACAACCAGTTGTTGACCCTATGGGTATGCCTGTGATGAGTGCTACACATAATGTTGTGGTGCAACAAAAGAAAAAGTCAGGCAAAGTAACGATTGAGAATGTTCCCCCAGAGGAGTTCTTGATTAGCAAGAAAGCTAGAACTATTGCTGATAGCCCATTTGTAGCCCACAGACAGATGTTGACTCGTAGTGACTTGGTTGCTATGGGTTTTAACAAGAAACAAGTTGAAGGCTTACAGATGGATGATGCTTTGGCTTATACGCCAGAGCGAGTGGCTCGTTACTCTGCTGGTGAGCAACCCTACCAAACTCAGACTGATGACCCCTCAATGCAAGAGATTGAGGTCTTTGAGTGTTATGTCAAAACTGATATGAACGGAAAGGGCATTGCTGCTCTGACTCAAGTCTTTTACGCTTCTAATGAGATTCTGCAAGATGAGGATGGTAAGGAAATGGTTGAGGAAGTGGACTATGTTCCTTTCCACTCAATCTGTCCTATTCCAATTCCACACAAGTTCTTTGGTAACTCACTAGCTGATAGAACAGTTGACCTACAGTTAATCAAGACTACTATCACTCGTCAGATGTTGGATAACTTATATCTGACAAACAATGCTCGTGTGGTTGCTGTGGAAGGTCAAGTAAACCTTGATGACTTGCTGACTTCTACTGCTGGTGGTGTTATTCGTGCCAAGTCACAAGGTGCTGTTCAGCAGTTAGTTGTTCAGAACGTGGCTAATCAGGCTTTCCCGATGCTTCAGTATCTGGACACAGTACAGTCTAAGCGTACTGGTGTATCTGATGCTTCACAGGGCTTAGACCCTGCTATCTTGCAAAACGTGACTGCTGCTGCGGTTGCTTCTATGCAACAAGCTGGCGCAGGTAAGATTGAACTAATGGCTCGAATCTTTGCTGAGACAGGTGTTAAGTCTTTGTTCCAAGGCATCTTGCACTTGCTCTGTAAGTATCAGGACAAGGCTCGTATGGTTCGTATGCGTGGTGAGTTCGTAGAGTTTGACCCTAGAACATGGGCTAACCAATACGATGTGTCTATTAACGTAGGTCTGGGTGCTGGAAACAGACAAGAGCAGATGGCTATGTTGTCTATGGTTCTTGCTAAACAAGAGCAGTTGATTGCTCAGTATGGCCCTGCCAATCCTTACGTTTCACCTGCTCAGTATCGTGGCACATTGGGACGCATGGTTGAGATTGCTGGCTTTAAAGATAGTGCTGAGTTCTACAAAGCGATTACGCCAGAGCAAGACCAGATGCTGTCTAATCCTCCTCCACAAGAGCAACAGATGCCTCCAGAAGTTCAAGCAATTATGGCTAGGACACAGGCTGAGATACAGGCTAACCAAGCCAAAGCACAAGCCGACATTCAGTTGAAGCAACAGCAACAACAGATTGACATGGAGATGGCGCAACAGAAGGCTGTTCTTGAAATGCAGATGATGCGTGAGAAGGAAGCTGCTAAGTTGCAATTAGAGCGTGAGAAACAACAGGCTTACTTTGCTATGAAGCAACAAGAGTTTGAAGCAGAAGCACAACTGAAAGCAATGAAGATTGGTGCTGGCATTACATCTAACGTAGAGATTAGGGGTTAAACATGGCACTTACTGTAGAAGACCTGTACAGACAATATGCTGGTCGTGAATCAGACCCAAGTGGAAAGGCTTTTTGGGAGGCTGGATTTGGTGAAACTATTGATGCAAATGAAGTTGCTAGTTTTATAAATGCTGTTGCCCAAGCGAGAGCGCAAGGTACAGAGCCAGCAGCTACAACAGTAGCACCTCAAGCGACTGAAGCATCTACTGCCCCTATCAATCCTACAGTTAAGCTGTATCAAGATACATTAGGCAGAACACCATCTCAAGAAGAAATTGATAGTTGGAATTTTGGTTCTACTATTGAGCCACAAGAACTTAATAGTTTTCTTGGTGCTGCACGAAATGAAGCTGTTGATACCAAGCCTACAACAGGTGCAGTAGCTAACATAGCTAAACAGATTTTGGCTCAAGGGACTACAGATAAATGGAGTGGTCAAGGGTTTGGTTCTGCTGAAAAGAACGCTTATGACATGGCTGTAATGTTGGCTGGTCAGGGCATTACTGACATTAACCAATTTGGTAAAGCTACAATAGAAGTTCCTACATATGGAACTGATGACTATGGAAATCAGATTGAAACAGGGACGCAAACAGTAACTCAGTTTGTTAATAAAGCAACTGGTGAGCCTATAAATTCATACTATGACAGAGCAGGTGGTGATGTTTGGGGAGGAACTTTTGCTGGAAAAGGCTCTACTTCTTATGGAGTTCAGTTCGATGATGCTGGTAAACCTATTTTTTATACCCAATATGGTGGCTCTACTTCCGATATAGGTCAATTGATGCCAGTTATTCAGCTTGCATTAGCTGCAACTGGTGCAGGTGGCTTGCTTGGTAATGCCTTGTTAGGTACTGGTGCTAGTCAAATAGCTTCAAGTGCATTGGGTAATGCAATTCTTGGGGGTGCTACAACAGGTCTTGCTGGTGGTGATGTTCTTAAAGGCGCATTGCTTGGTGGTGCAGGTGGCGCATTAAGTGGTTATCTGCAAGGTGGCCCAATAGACGCATCTAATATGACCCCAACGCAGTTTAATGATGCGCTTGAGAGTCAGTTAATTAGTTCAATGCAAGGGGCAGGATTAACAAACGCACAAATTACTCAGTTTTTAGAAAATGCAAGTGCAGCAGATATTGCATCTATTACTAGCGCATTGCCAGTAACAGGTGCGTCTGATACTTTGCTTGTTAATGCCGCCAGAACACCAATTACTTCTACTGATTTAATTAACACTCTTTCACAAGTTCCAACTGTTGCTATAACTGCTAAAGCACCAGAACAAGTGTCTCCAGATGTTTTAAATGCTGTTACATCTATTTTAGGTGGTGGTTCAGCTACTACCCCGAATGTTGAAGTTACTGCTGAAAGACCTGCGCAACCTGATATTCCAGTAATTACTACAACACCCACAGTAACTACGCCAACCACTCCTACAGTTACAACGCCTACTGTTGGAACTAAAACAGATAATTCATTAACTACGTCTGATGTAATAAAACTTCTTGGTATTGGAACTACTATTGCAGGAATTAACGCTGCTACTGGTGGTGGTACTTCTGGTGGGGTTCAATATCCAATTGTTGATGTTCCTGCTAATTGGGCTACTCCCCCAAAGACAGGCGTTGCACCTGCTACTGTATTGCCTCCAATTAACTTTGGCGACAGAAATCTACTAATTGGCACTCAATGGGAAAAGTTCCTAGACCCTAACTATGGTCAAGTGCCAGAGCCTATCCAATACTCACAGCCATCTAGCTTGAGTTACAACGATTTGATGGGCATCTTGGGTAGCAAGCAAGGTATGCCATCAGCAAGCACTTTGTCTATTAACGATATTATTTCTGGAATACAAAACCAATATGGACAAGCACGTTCTAGCACAATGGGCTAAAAACCTATTAAATGATGACTTTTTCAAAGAAGTCATAGATAATTTGAAAAAAGAGCAGATTAGTGTAATAATTAACACAAGTGGGGAAGAATGTGATAAGCGTGAAGACGCTTACAGGCACATTAAAACTATTGAACTACTTACAGGACACCTAGAAGGCTTGGCCTCGGAAACTGTGATTAGAGAGAAGAAATGGAAAATATTATGAAAATTTGCATTTGTTGTAATGTTCAAAAGTCTTATGATTTTTTTTCATTTCATAACAAATCAAAAGATGAAAGACAAGACAAATGTAAAGAATGTGTAAAAAAGTACATGAAAGATAGATATGCCAAAACAAAGCATATTCAATTGAAAAAGCAAAAAGAATATCATTTAAGAAATAAAGACAAAAGAAATTTAAGTTGCATTGAATATAAGGAAAAAAATAAAGAAAAATGTAACGAATTAGTAAAGCAATGGAAGCAAAAAAATTTACATAAAGTTACATCACTTAACGCATTTAGACGAGCTACAAAAAAACAAGCAACTCCAAAGTGGTTAACTGATATAGATTTATGGATGCTTGACGAGGCATATGAACTTGCAAAGTTAAGAAAAAGTAAAACTAAAGTTGATTGGCATGTTGACCATATAGTTCCTTTAGTGTCTAATATTGTTTGTGGATTACATGTTCCTTGGAACATACAAGTGATTGAAGCAAGACAAAATCTTGTTAAACACAATAAGTTTGAGATTCTGTAGCCTATAGGCTACACCTCCGTCCAGAAGGTTTCTGGCGATTATTGAGATGACAAATGGAAAACACCAACCCTAATGGGAGTGAAAGCCTAGATGTAAACCAAGCCGCTTCAGCGTTTGAAGGCATGATGGGTGATTCTGAGGAAGCTGACAACAGCCAAGCCGAAGGTCAACCAGAGTACCAACAAGAGACTGACGAAGTTGAGTATTCTGAGGAGGAATCCGAGGAACAGCCCAAGCAGAGATATAAAGTCAAAGCATCTGGTGAGGAAGTCGAAGTAGAACTAGACGAACTTATCAAGGGTTATCAACAAGGTACGGACTACACTAAAAAGTCTCAGGCTCTAGCTGAACAACGTAAGGCAATTGAAGCTGAACGTGGTCATTTAGAGCAGGTTAAACAAGAGCGACAGGCATATGCCCAGAAGTTGCAAGCGTTGGATAGCTTCCTTACGCAGCAAAATCGGGGTGTGGACTTAGATGTTCTAAAGGAAACAGACCCTATCGGTTATGCGGTAGCGGTAGCTGAACAGAGTCAGCGTGAGAAACAGTTAGCAGTAGTCAGGAATGAACAGCAACGCATTGCCCAACAGCAACAAGCAGAGCAACAATCCCAACTGCAAGCGCACTTACGAACAGAATCTGAGAAGCTAGTTACTCTGATTCCTGAGTTAGCGACACCACAGGGTGATGCGGTACGGAAACAAATCCGTGACTATGCGAAATCTGTAGGTTGGACTGACCAAGAACTTAGTTCCGTGTATGACAGTCGTGCTGTGCAGACCTTGTATAAGGCAATGAAGTATGAGCAACTTCAAAAGAGCAAACCAGAGTTGAATAAAAAACTCCAGTCTGCCCCTAAGATGATGCGTTCTGGTACTTCAGTTCCTCAAGCTAAGTCTTCACAAGATAAACAGGTTATGCAGAGGTTGCGTGAGACAGGAAAAGTCGCAGACGCAGCTAAAGCATTTGAACGATTCTTTTAAATTTTGGAGTATTAAATTATGGCTACCTATCAAACATATACCGCAATCGGTATGAGAGAAGACCTTTCGGATGTTATCTACTCGATTTCACCAACAGATGTTCCATTTATGTCTTCCATTGGCAAGACTAAGGCAACTGCTGTTCTGCACGAGTGGCAAACAGACAGCTTGGCTGCTGCCTCTTTGGATAACTTTACAGTTGAGGGTGCAACAGCATCTGACGCTACTATGTCTCCTACTACTCGTGTAGGCAACCGCACTCAGATTGCACAGAAAACTATCAAGATTTCTGGCACTTTGCAGTCAGTTGACAAAGCTGGTCGTAAGTCTGAAAAGGCTTATCAGTTGGCTAAGGCTTCTAGCGAAATCAAGCGTGACATGGAGACAACCCTGTTGAGCAACCAAGTTGCTGCTAACGGCAATTCTTCTACTGCTCGTAAATTGGGTGGTCTGCAAGCATGGTTGAATTCTAACTATGATGGCGGTACTTCTGGTGTTGCTGGTGACTTGGGTACTACTGCTCGTACAGATGGTACAAACCGCACTTTCACAGAGGCAATTTTGCAAACTGTCGTTAAAGAAGTTTACGCTTCTGGTGGCAATCCTAAAGTATTGATGGTGAACCCTGCTCACAAGCAGTTGGTTTCTGCCTTTACTGGTATTGCTGCACAGCGTTTCATGGCCCCAAGCAATACGCCTACAACCATCATTTCGGCTGCGGACGTTTACCTGTCAGATTTCGGTGCAATCTCAATTGTTCCCAACAGGTTCATGACTTCCACTAACTCATGTGGCGAAACAGCGTTTATCCTTGACCCTGACATGGCTGCTATTGCTTATCTGCGTCCTTTCCAGACCAACGAGTTGGCTGTTACTGGCGACAATGAGTCTACACAGTTGTTGGCTGAGTACACCTTGGAAGTAAAAAACCAAGCTGCTCACGGCATTTTGGCTGACTTGACACCTTAATCTGGTGTAACTCTAAAATGCCTCAGACTAAACATCTGGGGCATTTTCTTTTCTACCCAAACTGATAGAATTAGGCTATGCAAAACCCTAACAACTTTCGTGAAACTGCTGTCCATGCTGATGGTGAGGGCGGTATTGTTATCCAGACTCGTCAGGATGTTACTGACATTGTTGAGCAGAATAAAAAAGAATATAACTCGTATGACGAGAGAGCAAGATGGTCTGACCAATTGTTTGGCAATAAGGTTGCATCTATTCCAATGACTGTCATTGATGACTTGAACAAAGCTGGAATCATGCGTGGCTTTGCTGTTTTAGATGACAAGCGTTTTGCTGCTTGGTTAAATGACCCAATGAATCGTGCATGGCGCACTAGAACAGGAGTTGTATGAGTTTTACTACCTATGCTGAACTACAGACAACTATTGCAGAATACTTGGCTCGTACAGACCTAACAACGCAGATTCCAGATTTCATCCGTTTGGCAGAAGTACGCTTGCGTAGAGACTTGCGTATTCGCCAGATGTTAACGTCTACAACGCTGACCTGCACATCAGGAACAGCTACAGTTACCATCCCATCTGACTTCTTAGAAATAAAAGATTTTGTGGTCGCAGGTAATCCTGTATTTCCATTGAACTATGAATCTCCGTCTTTGTTCTCTCGTAACTCACGAAGCATGGATGCAGGTAAGCCATTGGATTACACAGTCTTATCAACCACATTTAAGTTAGCACCTATTCCCGATAGCAACTACACATTAAACCTTGTGTATTCTGCTGCGCCTACGTTCTTGAGTACATCGAATACAAGCAATACATTTTTGACTGTTTGTCCTGACTTGCTTTTGTATGCTGCTTTACTTGAGGCAGAGCCTTACCTGATGAATGATGCTCGTATTAACACATGGGGAACTATGTTTGATAGGGCTATGAGTTCATTGACTCGCTCTGACGAGAAGGGTCAATTCTCTGGCGTTCCTTTGGCAATGCAAACAACATACATTTAATATGCCCACACAAAGAATTCAACTAGGTGAGTGGATGCCTGACCAATCAGGTATTACTGGTGCATTGACTAACGCTAAGAACGTGGTTTCTCAGGCTGTGGGATATGGGCCTTTCCCTAGTGCTGTAGCGTTTTCTGGTACTGCTGCCGAGGACTTAGTTTCTTTGTACGCTGCCAAGAATCCAGACTCTACAACTCAGTTGTTTACTTCTGGTGCATCTAAGATTTACACAGTAGATGGCGTAGGCGCATTGACTCAAGTTAAAACAGGGATGACTACTGGTATTAACGACAAGGTTCGTTTTACTCAGTTTGGTAAGACTGTTATCACAACTAACAATGCTGATGTATTGCAAGCATGGACTCTAGGAACTTCTACAGCATTTGCTAATTTAAGCGCATCTGCACCTATTGCTAAATTTATTACTGTGGTGCGTGACTTTGTGGTTTGCGCTAATACTTATGAATCTGCTGCACAGCAACAATATCGTGTTCGTTGGTCTGCAATTAACGATGAAACAGATTGGGTAGAGAATGTAAACACTCAGTCTGACTATCAAGATATTCCTGATGGTGGACAGATTGTCGGAATCCGAGGTGGTGAGTTTGGCTTGGTGTTCTTAGAAAGAGCCATTAGCCGAATGACCTATGTAGGTACTCCGTTCATATTCCAGTTTGACAACATCTCTCGTAATAAGGGATGTATGGTTGCAGGGTCTATTGCACAGTACCAAGGGATTACATTCTTCCTATCGGATGATGGTTTTTATCTGTGTGATGGTCAGACTGTTCAGCCAATTGGTAGTGAAAAGGTTGACCGATTCTTTATTGATGACGCATCAGAATCTGACTATGGTTCTATGTCTGCTGCTGTTGACCCTATTCGCAAACTGGTTATTTGGAACTATGTAGCTACAGACGGAAATCGTAAACTAATCATTTACAACTTTGCTACAAAGAGATGGACTTATGCAGATGCAGGTACTGATTACTTGTCTGAGGCATCTACGACTGCTGTAACTTTAGAGCAGTTAGATAGCATTAACGCATCTATTGACGCATTGACAACAAGTTTAGACTCACGTTTGTATGTGGGTGGAAAGTATTTCCTTGGTGGTACGCTAGGTGCAAAGGTTTATACCTACACAGGTGCAAGTCTTACAGGAAACATTGCTACTGGCGACATTGACCTTGGTGGGCAGTCTGTAGTAACTTTGGCTAGACCACAGGTAGATAATGGCTCTGCAACGATTGCTGTAGCTTCTCGTACATTGTTAAGCCAAGATGTTACCTTTGGGACTCCAGTAGCTGCTGACTCAGAGAATAGGGTTTCTTTGCGTAGCGCAGGGCGTTATCATCGTATTCAAGTTGTTCCTACTGGCGCAGATTGGAAAAATGCTGTTGCTGTAGATGTTGACGTAGCTGGTCAAGGTGTGCGCTGATGTTTAGAAGCCTACCTGCTTTTGGTGGTGACCAACGAGCCGTGGCAGAAGTTGTCCGTGGCATCATGGATGGCAAGACCAACAACACAGGGACTTTGACTCTGGCTACTGGTGGTGCTTTAACTACCACTTTGACAGACAGAAGGATAGGCCCAGACAGCGTGATTGTCTTTGTCCCTGCCTCTGCTGCTGCTAATGCTGACTATATGCCTTATGGGGCGTTTCAGAGCCTTGTTGACCAAACTGTTGCTACAGCAAATACTGCCTATGCAATGACATTAGACACAACTGATTACTCTAATGGCATAACTTTATCCAATAGTTCTAGGATGAATGTTAAAAACACAGGAATTTATAACTTCCAATGGTCTGGTCAGTTTGAAAATACGGACTCGCAAGACCATGACGTTAGGGCTTGGATAAAAGTCAATGGAACGAATCTTACTGGCTCAACAGGTTTCTTTGCTGTACCTAGCAAGCATGGCTCAGTTAATGGTCATGGTTTAACTGGATGGAACTACTTTTTAAGTTTAAATGCAAATGATTATGTCGAGTTATGGTGGGAAACTGATAACACCTTGGTGAGCCTCCAAGCCTATGCTTCTGGAACAAATTACCCCTCTACAGCGTCTTTGATTACTACAATGAACTACATCTCTCCGTCAGCATTGACAAACATCTATGCCAGTTCCCAAGGACAGGGTACGGCTACGATAACCCACTTTGCAAATTCGACTGCCAATAAGACATATCGGTATGCAATTATTGGTTAATTTTAATAATTTATGTATAATGGATTCCGTGGATGACCCATCTTGGAATCCGAAACTCTAGGAGTAAAAGATGGCTACTACTACCACATCGTCAATTGACCCAACAATTCAGCCCTACCTTTCGTATGGCTTACAGCAAGCACAGCAAGCGTATCAAGGCGGTGGGCCTCAGTACTATGGTGGTCAGACTTATGTAAGCCCTAGCACTACCACTCAAACTGGTCTACAGGCTCTTGAGGCTCGTGCTTCTTTGGGTAATCCCTTACTTCAATCTGCACAGAATCAGCTACAGAACACAGTTTCTGGTGGCTTTCTAGGTGGAAACCCTTTCTTTCAAGGTGCATTTCAACCTGCTGCCAAGGCTGCTGAAACTCAGTTTCAAACAACTTTAGGTGATATTGCATCTAAGTCTAGCCTAGCAGGGCGTTATGGCTCTGGTGCTATGGGGTCATTGCAAGACAGGGCAACTGGTCAGTTTGGTCAACAATTGGCTAACACGGCTGGTCAACTGGCTTATCAGAACTACGCTGATGAGAGAGCAAGACAGCAAGCTGCTACGATGGCTGCCCCTGCAATGGCTGGTGCTGACTACCAAGACATTCAACAGATGTTGCAAGCAGGTCAACTGCGTGAGGGCTATCAGGGTCAGCAATTGCAATCTGACATGGCTAAGTTTAACTTCTTGCAAAACCAACCACAACAGAACTTACAAAACTACCTATCGTTGGTTTATGGAAACCCACTAGGACGAGTTGGTCAGTCTACAGCTAGTGGCGCAGCAGACACATCATCATTGCAAAACCTATTAGGTATTGCTGCTGTTGGTGGCGGTTTGTATAAGAATCTAGGCTCTCCTAACATTGGAAATTGGTTATCTAATTGGGGTTCTACTCCTAGCAACTTTACTGACGTTGGTGGATTAGGTGCTGCATCTAATGCTACTTTGGCACAATTAGGAATCTAATTATGGCTGGACTATTAGACATTTTTGGTACAGGCGGTGCAGACACAATGGGTCTGCTCGGTATGTCACAGGCTGACATTGCTCGTAATCGTGACGATGCACAAGCACAAGCCCTATACGCATTGGCTGGCAGATTATTCCAAGGTGGGAATACTGGTCAGTCTATTGCTGAAGGCTTGCAACTAGGTCAGAAAGCCTACAAAGGCGGTATGTCTGAGGCTATGCAAAGCCAGTTGCAAAACTATCAACTGCAAGAGTTGATGCGTAAGCGTAAAGAAGATGAAGCAAGGCGTGAGCAAGAAAAACAAGTGCGTTTACTTGCGCCACAAATTTTTACCACTAGCACTACGCCAGAACAAGTAACATTCCAAGGTCAACCAAGTCAATTCCCTGCTCGTGATGAGGAAGGCAACTTAATGCCTGATATGGCTGTAAGACCTGCTCAGACTACACGTTCTGTTGACACAAACAAACTACAAGCCTTGGCAATGTTGTCTCCTGACCCACTAACATCTTTAGCAAGCATGGCTAAACTTGTTCCTGACTTGCGTAAAGCAGGGTTTATTGGTGCTAGTCAACAAGAAGACAACCCATTTGCTATTTACTTGGCTGACCCTAATTTACCTAAAAATCTTAAACCAATTGTTCAACAATATTCAAAAACTTGGCAGAATTTAGACCCTGCTGTTGTTGATGCTCGTGTAGCGCAAATTGGTCAACAGTTGCAAAAGAATTCTGATTTCCAACAAGTACAAGCACGAATTGAACAACAAGACAAACAACTTAATGCTTTTAAAGAGCAAGGTCTTGCACAAAGTGCTGAAGCTAAAGCATTGACAGCAAGCATTGCACTTGGTAATCAACAAATCAATCGTATGCTTGCAGAGCAAAAAATTGATGCAGCCAAGAATAAACCCTTGCCAGCAACTTTACAGAAGTCTGAAGATGAAGATTTGCAAGCTATCAATAGCTATAAATCAACACAGAAAGAGTTGTTCTCCCCAATTAAAGCATTGACTCCAGACCCTGTTACTAAGAAACCAATGTTAGAACTTGGCCCTGTTCAGAACTTGCGCTATCAAGCAGCTAACTTAACTGGTGACTCAACTGAGGCAAGTCGTGCTTATGCAGATTTGCAATCATCAGTTAAAAATGCAGTTAACTTAAAAGTTAGTGCAGAAAAAGGCGTACAGACAGACAAGGATGTATTGCGTTTTGCTGACGCTTTGATTGCTGCATCTGGAAAGAATGATACTAAAGCAACATTAGAAGCATTGAAGAAATTTAATGAATCAATTGTTACTGCACAGGAAAATACAGTCAAACTTATTGACCAGCGCAGAAAGTCTCAGGGTGTAGCACCTTTATTTGGTGATACAAGTAGAAATGTTAATGTGAACTACTAATATGCCATATTCCATTACTACAAAAGACGGAATTACGATTCCAGATATTCCTGATGATGTTGCACCAGATGCACCAGAATTAAAGGCAATGGTTGAGAGGATTCGTGCAGGTCAAAAGCCTACCGAAAAGCCTATGGCTTCTTCTCAACCACAACTGTCTGCTGCTGATGTGGCAGTTAGCGCAGTAAAGAACTTCCCTAGTTCTGTTGGCTCAATGCTTGGTGATATATATCAAGCAGTATCTAGTCCTGTTCAAACAACTAAAGCAGTTTTAGACCTTGGTGCTGGCATCCTACAAAACGCACTACCAGAACGACTTGTCCAAGCAGTAGGTGAGGATAAAGCTAGTCGTGAATTAGCTTCTAAAGTTGGTCAACACTATGTAGAGCGCTATGGTAGCGTAGAAGGTGCTAAACGAGCATTGGCTACTGACCCTGCTGGAGTTATGGCAGACCTATCTACTGTGCTTACTGGCGGTGCTATGTTGCCTACAAGGGCTACACCTACATTGACTACGGCTGCTCGTGCTGTTGACCCTTTAATGTTGGCTGCTCGTACTACTGGAAAAACACTTGATGTTTTGGGTGGTGCTACTAAAGCTGGTCTTGGATTGCAAACTGGCGTAGGCTCAGAAGCTATTGGTCAGGCTTACCAAGCTGGTAGAACTGGTGGTGAAACTGCTGACTTGTTTAAGGCTAATTTGCGTGGTGAAGTTCCGCAACTTGAAGTTCTTGATGCTGCTAAACAAAACTTAGCAAAAATGGCAACTGAAAGAAGGCGTATTTATAACGAAGGAATGAAAAACATCAAAGGTGATGCAACTGTTCTTTCTTTAAAAGGCGTAGATGATGCTGTTAAACAAGCCTTAGATGACATTTCATTTAAAGGTCAAGTTAAAAATGAAGTTGCTTTTGAAAGATTATCAGAGGCACAAGCTAAAGTTAATGCTTGGAAAAAACTAGACCCTGCTGAATTTCATACACCAGAAGGTTTAGATGCTTTAAAGCAACAGATTGGCGATATTCTTGAGAAAATACCTTACGAGCAAAAGACTGCTTTAGGTTCAGTTAATCAAGTTTATAACGGAATAAAATCTGAAATTGTTAAACAAGCCCCAACATACGCAAAAACAATGAAAGCGTATTCTGATGCAACAGATACGATTCGTGAAATTGAAAAGGCTTTGTCTATGGGTAACAAGGCGACAGCAGACACATCAATGCGTAAATTGCAGTCTTTGATGCGTAACAATGTTAATACAAACTATGGTCAGCGTTTAAATCTTGCTAAAGAACTTGAAAAAGTTGGAGGCAAAGAAATGATGCCAGCATTGGCAGGTCAAGCCCTTTCTGAGTGGACACCAAGAGGGCTACAGAGAGCAACTTCAATTCCTACTGCGTTTTTAGCACAAGGTGTTGGTGGTTTACCGCTTGCAGGTGCTTCATTAGCTACTTCATCTCCTCGTTTAATGGGTGAAGCTGCTTATGGCGCAGGTCAAGTTGCTAAAGGTTTGCTTGATGTTCAAAACAGGATGCCAAACATAGACTATCCAACAATGTTTAATTTGTTGTATCAGGCTGAAAAACCAACCAAAATTGATTTAACTGGTATGGCTAACCCCGACTAAGGACTAACATGGCAAAGACCAAGATTTCAGAATACAGCAGTACCGCTAATAACAATACTGACATTAACAGTATTAACTTAGCGGAGGGCATGGCCCCATCCTTAGTCAACAACGCTATTCGTCAGTTGATGGCTCAGTTGAAGAACTTTCAAGATGGCTCTGCTGGCGACAATGTAACTGTAGGTGGTAACTTAGCGGTTACTGGAACATCTACGCTGACAGGCACTTTAACGGCTACTGCTGGTCTGTCAGGCCCACTTACATCATCTTCTGCCACTATTACTGGTGGAACGATAAATGGTGCTGTTATCGGTGGTTCTTCTGCCCAAGCTATCACAGGAACGACAGTAACTGCCTCTACAGGCTTTGTTGGTGGTTTGACAGGTAACGTAACTGGTAACACCACAGGAACACACACAGGTGCTGTTACAGGTAATGTCACAGGTAACTTGACAGGAAATGTCACAGGTAACGTAACTGCGGCTACTGGTACTTCTACATTCAACAATGTAACCATCTCTGGTGCATTGGATATGGATTCTGGTACTGCGGCTACGATTACTGGCCTAGCAACTCCTACTAATACTTCAGATGCGGCCACAAAGGGTTATGTAGATACAGCAACTGCCTTGAAGCTGAATCTAACTGGTGGAACTCTGTCTGGTGCTTTAGCGATGGGTACAAACAAGATTACAGGTCTTGGTACTCCTACTGCTGATGCTGATGCAGTAACCAAGTCTTATGTAGATGCTATTGCCCAAGGTATTGATGCCAAAGCATCTGTGGTTGCGGCTACGACAGCTAACATTACTTTATCTGCTGCACAGACCATTGATGGCGTATCAGTTATCGCTGGTGACCGAGTATTGGTTAAAGACCAGACTACAACTGCTAACAATGGTATTTACTTGTGTGCCTCTGGTTCATGGACTAGAACAACAGATGCTGATACATACGCTGAATTGGTTGCTGCTTACACCTTTGTAGAGGCTGGTACAGTAAACGGAAATAACGGATTTATCTGTACTATTGCAGCAGGTGGTACTTTAGGCACTACAGCGATTACTTGGGCGCAGTTCTCAGGTGCTGGTCAGGTGGTTGCTGGTACTGGCATGAGCAAGACAGGTAACACGCTTAACGTGAATACTGCATCAAGCGCACGAATTGTTGTAGGGGCAGATGAGATTGACTTGGCTACAACTGGCGTTACTGCTAGTACATATAAGTCTGTAACTGTTGACACTTACGGACGTATCACTTCTGGTACGAATCCCACTACCATCTCTGGTTTCGGTATCACAGATGCTTACACAAAGACTGAAGTTGATACTTCTCTGAGTGGTAAGTTATCTACTACTGGTGGCACGATGAGTGGTGCTATTGCGATGGGTACGTCTAAGATTACTGGATTGGGTGACCCTACCAATAACCAAGACGCTGCCACTAAGACTTATGTTGATGGCATCTTAGGTAGCGCAACATCTGCTGCTACAAGTGCTGCTGCTGCTGCGACTTCAGCCTCTAACGCTTCAACGAGCGCATCAAATGCCTCCACAAGCGCAGGAAACGCCTCTACAAGCGCAACAAACGCTGCTGCTAGTGCTACTGATGCTGCTAACACTTACGATGCCTTTGATGACAGATATTTAGGTTCTAAGAGTTCTGCCCCTACTGTTGATAATGATGGTAACGCTTTGCTCACAGGTGCTTTGTACTGGAATACATCGACTAGCAATCTGTTCGTGTGGACAGGTTCTACATGGACTAACGCTGCTTTCACGGCAGGTGGCTTTGCTACTTTGACAGGTACTGAAACCCTGACAAACAAAACCCTGACAAGCCCTGTCCTGACTACTCCTCAGTTGGGTACACCTGCTAGTGGTGTTTTAACCAATGCTACAGGTCTTCCTTTGGGTACTGGTGTAACTGGAACACTTCCTATCGCTAATGGTGGTACAGGTGCATCTACTTTAGCAGGGGCTAATATTGCTGTTGTCAATGTAGCCAACACCTTTACTGGCACACAGACTTTCTCAGGCACATCATCGGTTCTAGCTACAGTCTTAAACGATGCGGCAGAGGTAGCAACAGTATCAGCAACTGCAGCTACTGGAACGATTAACTACGACATTACCACTCAGTCAGTCTTGTACTACACAAGCAATGCGTCTGCTAACTGGACAGTTAACTTCAGAGCCTCTAGCGGTACTTCATTGAATACATTGATGAGTACGGGTCAGTCAATGACTGTGGCTTTCTTAGTCACTCAAGGCTCTACTGCTTACTACAACTCTGCTGTTCAAGTTGATGGCACTACATCTGGTGTTACGACACGTTGGTTAGGTGGTGCGCCTACTGCGGGTAATGCGAGTGGCATTGATAGCTATCGTTATCTGATTATCAAAGTTTCGTCTGGTACATTTACAGTTCTTGCCTCTGTGACTCAGTTTAAAGCCTAATTATGTGTATCTGCAAGAAATGTAATGTTGACAAACCTTTGGATGAATTCCAAATGGACAAGCGTAGGAATAAAAACTACGGAACTTGTCGGGTTTGTCGAGTTAAAGCTGGTCGTGAAAACAGACAGGCAAACATTGAGACATACAGGAAAAGAACTCGTGAGTATTTGCGTGAGTGGAGGGCTAAGAATCCTGAGAAACAAGCTGCCATTAACAAAAAATATGACGAGAAAAACAGAGATAAGCGTAGTGCTTATGCCAAACAATATCGCAAAGACAATCCAGAAAAAGTGCAAGAACAGACAAAAGCATGGGCTAAAGCCAATCCTGAGAAAATTAAAGCGTATTCAGTAAAAGCTGGCAGGGCTTGGCATGAGCGTAATCCTGAGTATTCAAGCAACTTTTACAAGGCCAACAAAGAGCGTTATGTTGCGGCTAGAGCAAGGCGTAGGGCGGCTCAGGACTCAGCTACACCATCTTGGTTAACAGCCATTGATAAAGCAATGATTCAAGAGATGTACGATGTTTCTGAAGCAAGGTATATCCAAACTGGTATAAAACACCATGTTGACCACATCGTTCCAATTAACGGAAAAGGCGTAGCGGGTATGCACGTTCCTTGGAATTTACAAGTTATAACTGCTCACGAAAATCTGAGCAAAGGTTGGAGGTTTTAATGCCATTACAAGCAACTTCTGGTGCGGCTAGTTACGATGCCTTTGGTGGTGGTGTTCCTATTGTTCCTGTGTATATTGAAGAAGTGTTTAGCACATACCTTTACACAGGCAATGCTCCAACAGGTCAGACAATTACAAATGGCGTTGATTTATCTACAAATGGTGGGTTGGTTTGGATTAAAAGTAGAGCCAATAGTTCTAGACATGTACTTACAGATACCGCAAGAGGCGTTGCATATCAAATCTATTCAAATTTTTCAGACGCTCAAAATAATACAGGCGGTTCGTATGACTTAACATCGTTTAACAATAACGGCTTTACGTTAGGTTCAAACGGGTATGGGACAAACATAACAGGTTCAGCGACTGCCTCATGGACATTCCGCAAACAGCCAAAGTTTTTTGATGTTGTGACATGGACAGGCACAGGTTCTAACAGGACAATTGCTCACAATTTAGGTTCAGTTCCAGGTTGCATTATTGTTAAACGAACAAACACAACTGGTGATTGGATGATATATCACCGAAGTATTGCAAATACACAATATTACAACTTTGCTTACACAGGAACACCAACAACAGATTCAACAGTTTGGAACAGCACAACAGCAACATCAAGCGTGTTTAGCCTTGGTACAAATTCAAATGTTAATGCTTCTGGTAGCACTTATGTGGCGTATGTCTTTGCACATGACGCAGGAGGTTTTGGTTTAACTGGAACAGACAATGTAATTACTTGCGGTAGTTTTACTACTGATGGCTCAGGAAACGCTACTGTTAATTTAGGGTATGAACCACAATTTGTAATGTTGCAAAGACAAGACGATGATTGGTTTATGAACGATAGTATGAGAGGTATGCCAGCTCCTCCATCTGGTTCTGGAACTAATGCTAATTTACTTCCAGATAGTTCTAATGCTGAAAGCATAAATGGTAGAGACACTTCTCCAACTTCTACAGGGTTTGTTGCTAGGATGGGTAGTGCAAGTAAATTTTGCATCTACATAGCAATTCGCAGAGGCCCAATGAAAGTGCCTACAAGTGGGACTAGTGTGTTTAATACTGTTTTATGGACAGGCAATGAAACTCAAAATAGACAAATAACAGGCGTTGGATTTAATGCTGACTATGTAGAAGCGGGGACAAGAGGAGCTGCCATAACTTTTAGCAGGGCTGTAGTTGATAGACTAAGAGGTGTAAACCAATTTATTAGCACTGCTCTAACAAATTCAGAAGCATCTGGTTCAGATTTAGTAAGTTTTAATAACGATGGAATTACTGTTAATTACGCTGACTCAGGGTCTTTTAATAACGCCAGTAACATATATGGACATTTCTTCAGACGTGCGCCTAGCTTCTTTGATGTGGTTTGCTATACGGGGACGGGAGCAAATCAAACATTACCGCACAACTTAGGTGCAGTACCTGAGTTAATGATTACAAAAAACAGAAGTAATTCATCAAATTGGCGTGTTTACGATGCTTTTAATGGCCCAACAAAACGTGGAAGTTTAAATGACTCACAACCATGGGACGTGCAAAGCACCATGTGGAACGATACTGCGCCCACATCAACTGTGTTTACTGTAGGAACTTCTAATAGCGCCTCCTCCCAAACCTACGTCATTTATTTGTTTGCAACTTGTGCGGGTGTTTCCAAAGTAGGCTCATACACAGGTACAGCAACTACAAAACAAATTGATTGTGGCTTTACAGGTGGCGCAAGGTTTGTCCTGATAAAGCGCACAGACGACACAGGTTCGTGGTACGTCTGGGATAGTGCAAGGGGTATCGTTTCAGGAAATGACCCTTATCTTTTATTGAACTCTACTGCGGCTGAAGTTACCAATACAGACTACATTGATACTTACTCAGCAGGTTTTGAAATTAGTTCAACAGCACCATCTGAAATCAATGCCTCTGGTGGCACATTCATATTCTTAGCAATTGCTTAAAGGACTTATATGCAGATTCGTTTACGTTCAAATGGACAAGTCATGTACGAAGCAGAATTTCGTGCATACACAAAATCCAATGGTGGCCCATCATGGGACATAACAACAACTGAAGTCTTGGAGGCTTTGGGTGCTGATGTAGTCTTTGAAGGCGCACAAGCTACTGGTGGTACTGTTTACCAATACTCACAAGCCAATGGTGTTGAGCAAGTAGATGGTAAGTGGTACACCAAATATATCCTTGGCCCTGTCTTTATTGACCAAGTGGTAGATGGTGTAACTACTACTGCTGCTGAACAAGAAGTGGCTTACAAGGCTTCTAAGGATGCTGAACAGGCTAAGAGTGTTCGTGCTACCCGTGGTGACAAGTTAGCTGAATGTGATTGGACACAAGTAGCTGACGCTCCTGTTGACAAAGCAGTATGGGCTACCTATCGTCAAGCCTTGCGTGATGTGACTACGCAGACAGGTTTCCCTTGGACTATTACTTGGCCTGATGCGCCATGAACAATGTAAGCCATGAGCAAATCTATGAGCGTCTATTAGCTGTTGAAGCAAAGGTAGATGAGATAGATAAGAACACAAAAGACCTTGTTGAAGCTATTGACGCTGCCAAGGGTGCTGTAAAGGTTCTTAACTGGATAGCATCTATTGCTCAACCAGTTTTGTGGATTGGTGGGTTAGTCATTGCTGCTGGTGCTGTCTGGCAGACTTGGATTAAAAAATGAAAGATTGGGCTGTGGCTTTTACTACCGCAGTCTTGTTTTGTATTACTGTCATTTGGTGTTTTTACATCATCGTTTGGGCTATGACGTGAAATGGCTACTGGTGCTTTCAATGTTCTTTACGTTGGTGGCATCTAGTAAAGAGAAATATCGTTGTGTCAAGTGGGCATGGACAGGCGATGTTTACAACCGCAAAGTAGTATGCCTTGAATGGCAAAAGGTTGAACGAAAGTGATAGACCCTATAACAGCATTGGAAGGACTGCAAAGCGCAATAGCAGTTGTAAAAAAAGCCGCCAAAATTGCAAATGATTTAGGCGGGTTAGCTGGCGTTGTTGGCAAACTCTTTGACGCTCGTAGCCAAGCAACTAAAGCTATGCTTGAAGCTAAAAGGTCAGGGAACAAATCTAATTTTAGCGTTGCCATGCAAATAGAAAATTTGTTGATGGAAACGGCTAAGTTGGAATCTCAACTTCAACTGCTTTACATGCAGACGGGCAATATAGACGTATGGAATAAGATTAAAGCAAGAGCAGCAGAGATGGACAGAGATGATGCCATAGCTGCTCGTAAAGCCAAAGAAGAAGAACAACGGCAAAAGGATTTAGAAGCAGAACAAATGCAATGGGCGGTTGCTATTGTCGTTATTGTTATGTTTGTTGGTGCTGTTGGTTGGGGGCTTACACAAATTAACGAACTATGCGCTACAGCAAGGTGCGGTAGGTGAATGATTACCAAAAACAAGCAGACAAATTCTTTAAGATATTCGCTAAACTTTATGTGGCGTATCTAGTGGTTGGTCTGCTTCCTCACTTACCTGACGAGTTGGCTTCAAAAATTGTCGATAAACTTCTTGGAATGATTGGACTGTAATGCTATCTCTATTTTCTACCCTCGGTGGTTTGTTAATTTCTGGTTTACCTAAACTTCTTGATTACTTCCAGAACAAAGCAGACCAAGCGCATGAGTTAAAACTTGCACAAGTTCAAACTGAGCGTGAACTACAACTAGCAGCACAAGGGTTTATTGCCCAACAAAAAGTTGAGGAAATCCGCACAGACCAGATTGCCATGCAAACAGATGCTCAGATGACTGAGGCGGCTCTAAAGCACGATGAGAAGGTGCTTGAAATGGCTAGTACATGGGTAGTTAACTTTGTGGGTACTGTACGCCCTGTAGTGACCTATATCTTTGTTTTAGAGTTGTGTGCAATCAACGCATGGATTGCCTATTACGTTTACTCACGCCCTAATTTAGTGTCTAACATGGATGATTTAATCCGAGTTACTGACATTATTTTCTCTGCGGATGAAATGGCTATGCTTGGAGGGATTATCGGGTTTTGGTTTGGCTCACGTTCATGGGCTAAGAAATGAAAGTCAGCAAAGCTGGTGAGGACTTGATGCACTTCTTTGAAGGCTACAGAAACAAGCCTTATCGCTGCTCTGCTGCCATTTGGACTGTCGGGTGGGGTCACGCTATGTATGCTGACCAATTAGCCTTGCCAAACGTGCGTAAAGAGGGTTACACAGGGCTTATCAGGTCTGACTACCAACTTAAAGAGGGGGATGCTCGTGTTTGGTCTAAAGATGAACTGGTCAATCTGTTCAAGGTTGACATCGATACTTTTGAGCGTGGTGTTCTTCGACTTTCTCCTGCTCTTGCTAGTCATCAAAGCAAATTCGACGCTGTTGTCTCTTTTGCGTATAACGCAGGGCTAGGCAACTACCAGAGGTCTACCATTCGCATGAAGGTGAATCGTGGCGATTGGGAGGGTGCTGCCGAGGCTTTTATGTCTTGGACTAAGGCAGGTGGTAAAGAAATAGCAGGGCTAGTCAAAAGACGCAAAGCAGAAGTAGCTTTGTTTTTAAACTAAATTGTAACAATTATGATATAAGGTGTTGAAATGTCTAACATTCCTACGCCAAAAGATGCTGAGTTATTTGCCCAAAGTGTCAGAAAATGGCAGCAGGTTCTAAGCCTTGGTGATTGGCGCATAGAAAAAGGCATAAAGCCAGCCAAACAAGCTATGGCTTCTGTTGAGTTTAACCAGACAGCTAGATTGGCTACCTATCGACTTGGTGACTTTGGTGCTGAAAAGATAACACCTGAGAGCCTAGATAAGACAGCACTTCACGAGTTGCTTCATGTTTTCTTACATGACTTAATGTGTACAGCTACAGACCCTAAGTCCTCTGATGAGGAAATAGAGATGCAAGAGCATAGGGTTATTAACTTGCTAGAAAACTTGTTAACAAGGGATTCCAATGAGTTCAAATAATGAGAGTTGTACGGATACTGAGTTCATCCAATTATGGGGTCAACTTCAGTCTGCACAAAGAGTAGCTGAACATCTTGGAATTAACATTCGTGCTGTGCATTTGCGTAGAAGAAACATGGAAAAATTCTACAATATGTCGCTCATTGCTAGTGACCACAGAGGTTTAAAGTACGACAAAAACAGACCCAAATCCTTTTCTCCTTTAAAGCAAATAAACCTTGGCATAGAGGACGGAACAGTTATTGTGTTCTCAGATGCCCACTTCATCCCAAGTCAGCGCACAACAGCGTTTAAGGGGCTTCTATGGGCTATCCAAGAGTTCAAACCCAAAGCCATAATCTGTAACGGGGATGCCTTTGATGGCTCTACCATATCAAGGCATGACGTTACTGACCAACCCCAAACTTCTGTTATCCAAGAGTTAAAAGCTACGCAAGGTGCGTTGGGTGAGATTGAAGAAGTAGCTAAAGCTGCTAGACACAATGTAAAGTTACTGTTTACATGGGGAAACCACGATATTCGGTTTGGCAACAGATTAGCCCAACACGCACCACAGTTTAAGGAAGTTCAAGGATTTAAGTTGACAGACCATATCCCAGATTGGGAGTTTTGTTGGGCGGTATGGCCTACCGAGCAATGTATTATCAAGCACCGCTACAAGGGTGGAATTCACGCTACTCACAACAATACTGTAAACGCTGGTGTGTCAATCGTTACGGGGCATCTGCATAGTTTAAAAGTGACCCCTTTTAGCGACTACAACGGGATTCGGTACGGAGTAGATACTGGAACACTTGCTGAGACTGATGGCCCACAGTTTAACTATGCTGAGATAAATCCCAACAACCACAGGTCAGGGTTTGCGGTACTGAACTTCTTTAATGGTCAGTTGTTATGGCCTGAGTTAGTCCATAAGTTTGACGAAGACCAGATTCAATTCAGAGGCGAAGTCATTGATGTAGGTGCATTTTGAGTGCATGGCTCATCATTCTGACAGGGGCAATCTACGCCTATATCGCTGCTGAACAGCTAATGAAAGGAAATCCAAGCATGGCTGTCGTGTACGCAGGTTACGCCTTTAGTAATGTCGGTCTTTACCTGTTGGCTAAGTAGCATCTCTCTTGAAGACTCCATTAGGCAATAGTATGCCCTTGCGATTCTTAATCTGGTCATACGCAACTTCCATGCAGTTTACTAGATTGATGTCTTGAAGAGCGCAGTAATTGATAAGGCAGACCATGACATCACCAACAGAATCCACAATAGCTTCTCTGTCTTTTTTAATCGTGGCATCTGCTAGTTCTCCTATCTCAGAGACAGCTTTGAGTAACTGAGACTCTGGGTTGCTATTAGGAATAATCTTACGGGCTTCTGACCATTGGATTATTTTTATTTCTACATCAGCGTAACTCATCTTACTCTCCTTAAAGGTTCTTGATACTTCTCAGGTGGTGGTGGCAGCATCTTCTCTGAGGGTGGAGTCCATCCATGCTTTCTCCAGATGGCTTGAACATCAGACCCAGATGACCATTTAAAATCCTTGTTTGGCACAGAGGGATAACTAATCTTTGAATAAGGTGGTTTTTCAATCATTTGACAGCTTTCATAATTCGTTGATTTCTGCCAAATTTGCCACGTTTGACACCCGACACTTCAATAAATCCCTTGTCTAACAAAGCACGATACCTTGCTGTTATAGAGGAATATGGGTAGTTTGGATACATCTCCAGTATCTCGTCTGAGATACACCCATCAGGGAAGCCCTTAATAGCCTCGTAGACCATTTGTTCTAGCTTGGTGCTATCAACCCCTTGAGCCGCCTGATGGCTCGTTGTAGGGTCTTGGTTTCTTGCCAACTTAAAAGGTGCAGTTCCAAAGAATCTCTCCATTGATTCTTTCATGTTGCCAAAAATATCATTCATTATTTTCTCCTTTAGGTGGGGGTACTAACTGCTCGTCCGCAAGCTAGAAAAGCCTTTGCACAGCGTTCCCCCCGTTAACTTAAAATGGTATTTCGCTATCGTCAAATTCAGCCTTTTTAGGCTTTGTTGGTTTGTTTAAAGAAGCATCAGCGTTCTTGTTCTTGATAGACAGAGACATAAACTTAGCCCCATCCTTGCTTACTTTAAGCCAAGCAGATAGCCAATATTCTACGCCATCTACATTTAAGCTGCCTTTGTAGTCAGGAAACTTGGCATCGTCTTTCCTGTCGTTCTTAAAGAGAGAACCCCTATTAGTGTTATCGTATTCCATAATTAACCTTTCGCATTTTTCAATGCACTTCTTACTTTACTAGGAAGCAATGTCCATAGAGCAATCTTTTGTTCGCTGTCTAAGTTCTCTGCTTCCAACTTCACCCAAGCTGTCTTAGGTTCTTCTTT